TTGAGTCGGAGTTTCCTCTCCTTGAGAAGTTCCACCATTACCCTCAGTCTCCTGAGGTTGGGAGTTATTGTTCTCACCATCTTGCTCAGAAGAGGAGTCATTACTCTCCATAAATTCATTTGCGGGGGAGTCAGAGTCACCCTGTGTTTCGTGACTATCAAAGTCAGAAACCTTCTGTTCTTGCTCCTTTTCCTTCTTACAATACTTGTAAAGCTCTTCTGCGGCAATCAGAACATCGGCAAAAGTTTCGGTGGCATTAATGATATTGATAATCTCTTTCTCCTCGGGATTGAAGTCCAGAGTAACAAAGTTGCCAATCTTGAAGTAAAGGTTTGCGCGGTCAGCAAGATTGAACGAAGAAACATCCTCATCAGAAATCTGGAAGAAATCATCCTCATTCAGTTCTTTATATCCAGTAAAGAACGTCTTTGCCAGACCAGCATACTTACGCTTCATCAACCTTTCTACACGAGCATCCTCAACCACATTCACGAACTGTGGAGGAACCTTCACATCCTTAGTCCAATCCTCATCAGGAGTAAAGAGTGCGTGACCCACCTCGTGCCCCACCAGAAGATCATACACAGTGTTGCTTGCCTTTTCCCACAGAGGCAGAGTCAGAACGCGAGTATGAACGTTAAAGCAGGCAGTCGCAACCTTCTTATGCTCAACCATCAGGTCTTCGGTGGCGAGCAACTTGGCAAGTTGAGATTTGATTTCGTGGCGGATTGGCATCTGGTTTCTTTCGTATGGGACTATTATACAAAAAAAGGAGGTCCGAAGACCCCCTAGTGTGCCAGTTTGGAAAGTGGTTCAGTCTTCAGGTCGATTGTTTGGAACAGATTTACCTGCTCTTCTTGCTGCTTTGTTTCCTGCTCCTCGGTCTCTGGTTGGACCAGCAACAGATGCCCAATATTTTGCGTTTCCAGCACGATTAGGTCCTTTTCCAACTCTCTCTTCAGGGGGAGCATTTGTTCCACCACGCTTTCTTACTGGATTATCTTTTGAACCAGTTTCATCTCTTTTCATAAGAAGACTAAATGCCTGGTCTCCTGTTTTTGTGTGATACTTCTTACGTGGATTTTGTCCCTTTGACTTATCACCTTTCGTAACCTCCCTATCCATAATCGCACGAAGTTTCTTTCTGCTTTCTGGATTTCTGATTGCCTCAGAAATAAACTCTCTAAACGTCTTCATATCTATTGACACTTTTTAGATATTTATAAAAAAGAAGCGTCTCGGTGATTGAGACGCTTCTTGAGTGCTTGGCGACGTGCCTTTGCTTGTCGGAGTGCTTGCGGTTTCAGTTTCCGCTTCTGATCCTTTTTACTGTGGTGTTGCCAGTTTGGGGTGTTCATTAGTCTTGTGCTGATTGGTTCATCATACGGGAGAACCCTTTGATTTTCTCAAACCTTATGACACTTTGGAACCTGTCCTCAAGCCCTGCCTTATGGGAAATCACGAAAATATTAGCATCCTTAATGACATACTTGATAATCTTAAGGAACTCTTCTGTTCCAAAACCATCCAGAGAACTGTCAAAAACCTCATCCATAATCAGAAGATTAGTGTTGGTTGAGTTTTTTAACTTGGCAACTTCCCTCCAGGTGAAAAGAAGTGCCAAGTCTATTCTCTGTTTCTCTCCTTCGCTAAAAGAACTGTATGAAAAATCCTCGTGAATTGGGGATTGGATGGTTTCGTTGAACTCCTCGTCCAGAGTGAAATTGATGTAGAAATCCATCATCTGGAGGTATCTATTCACTTGTTGATTAATGAGGGGCAGATACTTTTTGATGATTTTAGATTTTACACCCGAGTCTTTAAGAAGACTGTAAGAAAAATCGTGGTAAGATATTAATTCTTTTTTGGATGAAAGATCATCAAAGGTTTTCTGAAGATCTTTTTTGAAGGACTCTAACTTCTCATGTTCAGTATTTCGGTTTTCAAGTTGTTCGGTAATAGTTTGAATTTCATATTCAAGATCTCTGATTTGTCTCTGACATCCAGCGATCTTAATATTGTTTTGAGAAATGCCATTCGTTAGTTTTGAGATCTCCTTCGATAGAGCAATGAATTGACGCTCTCGCTCTTCCTCCTCTTTAATTGCCTCCTCTAGTTCTTTATAACCAGATTGCAACTCCTTTGCCTTATTTTGAGCGTCTGCAATTCTATTTATCCTAAAGGTCTCATCAATCTCTTGTGTACAGGTAGGACAAACCGTATTTTCAGTGAAGAACTTATGTTCTTTGGTAATTGTAGATACCTTTTGGGAAATCTTACCTTTGAGGTTTCCTAACTTACGAAGTTTTTCTGAAGATCCAGTAACTAGTTCTTGCTCTTTAGTATATTTAAAGACATCCTCTTCGGTAATAGAGTTTTCTTTCATATAAAGATCAGCCTCATCCATTAAAGACGTAATCTTGGATTTACTATCTACGATCTTATTCTTACTTCTTGTTTCCAGTTCTTCAATAAAATTATTCTGCATTTGAACCTTATCCTTAAAAGAGTCTTTCTTAAGTTCTAAGGTTCTAATCTCTTCCCTAAGAGAACGAATTTTCTCTTTAATAATCGTGGTCATTGAAGAGAAGATTTTAATATCAAGCAAATCTTCAATCACTTCACGGCGATTTGCTGTGCTCAGTTGCATAAAAGGAACAAAGTTGCTGCTACCCAGAATTACAATCTGAGTAAAAGACTTGTAGTTCATCTTAAGAACGGTCTGCTCAAACCATTTCTGTTGATCCACAGCAGAAGAGTTCTGATCAATTGCAGATCCATTACGTTGGATTTCAAAAATGTTTGGTTTAATTCCTCTACGAACTTTCCATTCGTTTGTACCAATCTCAAATTCAATCTCAACCAAACAATCCTTTTCGTTCGTTGAGTTGATTAATTGGGGTTTATTAATACCACGGAAAGACTTACCAAAAAGAACAAAAGTCAGAGCATCTAGAACAGTAGATTTACCTGCTCCATTTGTTCCAACGATTAAAGTGGTGGCATTTTTTTGTAGATTAATTTCAGTGAATTGATTTCCAGTCGAAAGAAAGTTTTTCCACTTAATTTTTTTAAATAAAATCATCTTGGTCAGATTCGTCAGGAGGAATTACAATGTCATTTGGAGTAAATACGGCATACTTATAACCATTTTGGTCACAAGCCATAATAAGCAATTTATCATCAACTTCTGTCACATTCATTTGAGGATATTCTTTATCCTCAAGCATCATAGCAAATCTTGTCGCATCATCCTCTTCTTCAAACATATAGAGAATTTGCTCTCCATCTTCATTTACAACTGAATAAGCACCTTCTTCTTCCCTACCATCAATTGTTATTATATACATGTTTAAACCATTTCACAAGCTTCCTGATAAACTTCACGAATCAACTTTTGAATAATAGTTTTATCCATATCTATTTCTGATTCTTGAATATATCTATCTAGGATAGAAAACGTATCCTCAGATTCGAATGCTTCAAAATCTTTAATATCTTCAATTTGAAAGTTTTCAACAATCTTCAATTCATGAATGTTTGAAGAGTATAACTTATCAATGAACTTTTCAAATTGTTTAACATCTGTTTTTTTACGAACTACGACTCTTACAATCTTATTTTCGTATTCACGAGTATCTAAAGTTTGATAAGGAGTATCCTCATAATAAATGCTGTAGAACATTTTGTAAGGATTGTTGACAGGGAAGTGTTCTAGAGTTTCCGTATCAAAAATAGTAAATCCACGAGTATCGTTTAGATCAGTCCAATACAGTTCGTAAGGATTTCCTAGGTAGAAGACTTTTCCGTTATCCGATCGAGTGTGATAGTGTCCCGAGAAGACACGCTCGAACTTCTCAAATAACTTGCTGTCCAAACCATGCTCCATGACGATTTGTCGATTAACTCTAAATCCTTGGAGTTCAAGGTGCCCCATCGCGCACCTGCTAGTTGTCTTTTTAAGAAGTTTAAGAGTCTCTTTTTCATTTTCTTGATTAATCCACGGCACAAATAATATGTTCAAATCACCAATCTTTGCTTCTGTCGGCCGACTATAAGTTTTAATATTGGGATATGTCTGTAGGAGAAGGTCTGGCGAATTTACGTTATTTGTATTCTTATAGTAAGTATCGTGATTTCCAACAATCATATGGACATCATAATCCTTAAGGGGTTCGAATACAACTCTCTTTGCCCACTCTAAACTTTGATAATCAATCGATTTACGACTATCAAAAGCATCTCCCATATGGATGACTGTATCAATCCCGTACTCTCTGAGCGTCGGGAAAAACACATTCGTATAGAATTGCTCAAAATAATCGTGAAACAGTTTAGAACCTTTGCGGGCACCGTAATGAGTATCCGTAATGATTGCGACTTTCATTCAGTATCGAAGTTTAATGTGGACGTTCTCCTTGATGCTATTATAGTCGGAATAGTTCCCGCCGTCAATCTGGTTGTCATCGACGAACACCTCGTCATATCCAGTGCGTTCAAGGATTTTATTTTTGATCTCCAACTGACGCTTTTCTCTTTGGATGCGGCGAAGGAAAGCGTAGTGGATAATTTGTGTGAAGTAGGCAAAGGGGTTCTGTGATTTCTCTGGGTTGAAGTTGTGAATATAC